GTTTATTTGGGCCAGTCTATAATGTCACTTCAACCAAATCTCTTATAGACAAAAATCTTCTTTCTAATTTAAAGATCAAATGCTTATTGCTTGAATATACAAAAGAAGAGATAGATGAAATTAAAAAAGCAAAATACATTGATGAGATTCAATGGTTGGTTGCAAATGAAAGTAGAAATAAATTTATAGTAAACTTATGCTGCCATCTTAAAGGAAATACTTTAGTACTATTTAATTATGTTGATAAGCACGGAAAACCGTTATACGAAGAAATTAAAAAGAATTGCAACAAGTCGTGTTTCTTCATATATGGTGGTACAGAAGCATCTGAACGAGAAGATATAAGACAAATAGTAAATAATCAAACCGATAGCATCTTGGTTGCTTCATACGGAACATGTTCTACGGGTATAAATATTAAGAACATACACAACATTGTATTTGTTTCGCCATCTAAATCAGTAGTAAGAGTGTTACAATCTATCGGAAGAGGATTAAGAAAAAGCGACACCAAAGATAAAGTGACAATATACGATATTGGTGATGATCTCCGATATAAAAAATACAGAAACCATGCGCTCCGTCACATGGATGAACGCATAGACATATATACTAATGAGAAGTTCTTATATAATCTTACAAAGATACGCCTGGAGGAATTAAAATGAGTTACAAAATTCTGAAATTAAAAAGTGGCGAAGAATTGATTTCTCATGTTACCGAGAAAAATAAAAGAACTATGGTTCTCACCAGACCTATGGTATTTCGTACAACCACATTAATGGATAACGTAGGAAGACCTTATGATATGACTTTGTTGAAAGATTGGTTAATACACACAACCTCTCAGCAAATAGAAATTCCTAAAACGCATATTGCTTCTATGTTAGATCCAACAGATGACACTTTTAGATTATATGATATGGAAATGAAAAGATTAGATGTTCTCTCAGAAGACAGAAAACAAATAACAGAAGAAGAAGCAAATGGCTTGCTTAAGAAATTAAACAAAAACAAAAAACCAATTACTGATGAAGAGATATTAAATCAAATATTTGGTGATTTGTTTCATGAAATGGAAGAGATGGGTTCTGATGCGTATAATAAATTACAAAGCATTGAAGAACCAATGGATCCACATATGCCATTTCCTGAAGACGAAGAAGAGATAGATTTTATAAAAAGACCAATGATTTATATTTCAATGATGCTCCCCCCGGAAGCATTAATGAATTTAATGAACGCCGGTATATTGGATCCGAAACAATTATCCAAAATAGCGAAAAAGGTCAAAAAAGATAATAAATTTACGGGGGACGAAAAAAATCACCCAAATTACGGTAATCGTTGGACTGATTGGAGTCCCGACCCTAATTCGAATGATTATACCGATCCACCCAAGAGCTCTTAAAGCTTCTTTAAAGTCTAACTATAGTTCTTCTTGATACCAGACACAGGAATTGTAATGATAGTAGTCAGCGGTGTCAAGAGAAATTCTGACAAATTTCTTGATTTCTTCTGGTGACTTGTTATAATTCGTGCATGGGTAAATTATGAAGAAAAAGAAGAAAAAACAAAATCCAATAGTAGAAGAAGCTATCCCGGAAAAAGTAATAACAAATTTAAAACATTACATAGATAATGTTAAGTTTTGTGAAGCAATGACCGACTGGAAGCAACTTGTGCGCGCCGCCGAGGCCTGCGACGATCCTAGACCCCCTGTAAGCGATTATATTGCTGAATGTTTCGTCAAAATTGCTGAACATTTGTCTTACCGACCCAATTTTATCAATTATCCGTTCCGAGAGGATATGGTTGGGGATGGTATAGAAAATTGCCTATTATACGCGCATAACTTTGATCCTAAAAAATCAAATAATCCCTTTTCTTATTTCACCCAAATCATTTATTATGCCTTTTTGCGTAGAATAGAAAAAGAAAAGAAACAAGCATTTGTAAAATATAAAGCATTGCAAATGAATGATATGGATGGTAAATTTACTGATTGGTTGAGAGAAAACCAAGGATCCTGTACTTATAGTGAATTTATGCAAAAGACATTTTTTCTGTCGGAACAAGACATTGATAAGATGGAACCGAAAGAAAAAACAAGAAAGAAGAAGCGTAAAAAGAAAAAGACAGATAATTTTTTCGATTAAAATACAATGAAAATTGCAATTATTAATGATACCCATTTTGGGGCGAGAAACGATTCACCATTTTTTCTAGAACATTCTTTAGAATTCTTTGAACAAATATTTTTTCCATATTTGAAAGAGAACAAAATTCATAATGTTCTCCACCTTGGTGATCTATTAGACAGAAGAAAGTTTATTAACTTTAATACACTCTCTCAAGTAAGAAATAGATTTTTTGCTCCATTGGTTGAGAATAAAATCAATACTTACATAACAGTAGGCAATCATGACACTTATTATAAAAACACAAATTCATTGAACTCATTGCGTGAGTTGTTTTATAATGAGAGTAATGTAATTCGTATTATTGAAAGACCCGAAGAATTAAACTTCGATGGTCTTTGCATTGGCATGGTTCCTTGGATTGCCAAAGATAATGAAACCGAATGTTTGAATTTTATAAAATCCTGTAGTTGTCCGATTGTAGTCGGACATTTTGAGATAAAAGGATTTCAAGTTATAAATGGCGTTGTGCATCCACATGGAATAACAGAAAAAGAATTCAATAGATTTGAAATGGTTTTATCTGGTCATTTTCATATGAAGCAAGAAGGTAGAAATATTCATTATCTTGGTACTCAGTATCAATTGAATTTTGGCGATGTAAATTGCGTCAAGGGATTTCATGTTTTGGATACAGATACAAGAGAATTGACATTTATTGAAAATCCAAACAAGATTTTTCATACGATAAAGTATGATGACACCACGCAAGAAACCCAACGAATATTGTCAGAAGATCCTTCTATATTTAAAAATTGTTTTATAAAGATAATAGTATCCAATAAAACAAAACCTTTTGTATTTGACAAATTTATTGATTCTCTGTATGCTGTTCCTGCACAAGAAATATCAATAATAGAAGATTATCAAGAAAAACTCATTGAGAGTGATATTGATGTTGCACAAGATACATTGAGCATAATTAACAAAGAAATAGATTTACTTGAGGGTATTGAAAATAAAAGTAAATTGAAAGTTCTACTAAAAGACCTATACATGGAGAGTTTAACCTTATGAACACAAATGAAATGCAATCAAACGAAGATAGACCAAAAGTTTTTGATCCGTCCATTTATTTGCCAGGAAACGATGATATGGTTCCTGAGTACGATGAATATGGATTTCCGGCAAGAAAATCGCATAGTTACTATGTTTCCGCATATATTGCAAAAGAAAATAAATTTGCAATAAAAACTAAGTTCATCCAACCAAAAGTTTATGTAGGAAAATCAAAAATTAGTGGATTAGGTGTTTTTGCATCCGAGGACATCAAATCCGGGGACATTATTGAGGAATGTCCGGTTGTTTTGTTGGACAGTACGTTCAAAGGAAACAAGGATTGGGTATTGAATCGATATGCTTTTGCTTGGGGGTGTGGTTGTTCTATATGCGAAAAGTATGGCAATACTATGGCATTAGTTCTTGGAAATGGAATGGTATATAATCATTCTGAACAACCAAATGGATACTGGACACAAGATACGGCATTGAAATATTATACACTTCATGCATTGACTGATATCAAACAAGGTGAAGAAATTACATGGTATTATGGTGCAGGATATTCTATGCGCCTTAAAATGGAATCTAAGATGACATTTGAACGTGGCACTCCTGAAGGGTGGCCACCAAGTGGTAAGAATTTAAGAGATTCGGTTAGTGGTGGTTGTTCTTCGTGTGGAAAGAAGAATGAACCAATAGAATTGGTAAAGGAAGATTTACCGGAATCCAAACCAACTGAAGAAAAAACTGCTGAAGATTTGCTTTTCCGTTCTATGGTAGTGCCGGAGAAAATTCTAAATGATAAAGTTCAAGAAGGTACGGTTTAAAAATTTCGGATCGTTTGGTAATAATTTTACCGAACTGATTCTTGACAAAAATCCAACCACTCTTATTTGTGGTAATAATGGTAGCGGAAAATCATTTGCTTTTCTGGATTCCATTACATTTGCTCTATTTGGAAAACCTTTCAGAAAGATCAATATTCCTCAATTAGTAAATTCTGTAAACGATAAGAATTGTTTAGTTGAAATTGAATTTACTAAAGGTTCTGATGAATACTTAGTTCGTCGTGGGTTGAATCCTAAGTTATTTGAAATTCATAAGAATGGTGTTCTAGTTAATCAGGATGCAAAAAGTCTTGATTATCAAGAAGTTCTTGAAGATCAAATTATAAAGATGAATTATAAGACCTTTACTCAAGTTGTGATATTGGGTAGTTCATCCTTTGTTCCTTTTATGCAATTGTCCGCATCGGATCGTCGTGCTGTAATTGAAAATATTCTTGATATTAATGTTTTTAGTACAATGAATATTTTACTTAAGGGTAAGATTCTACAGATAAAAGAAACACTTCGAGATATATCAACAAAGATAGATTTGGAAAAACAAAAAATTGTTCTGCAACAACAACACATTACTAGTATGGAAGCGAAAAGTAATGAAGATATTAAACTTGTGCAAGACAAAGTAAACGATATTTCAAATGACATACAGACACTACGAGGTGAAGTTGTCGATTTAGAGAGCGGAGTTACTGAACTAGTCAAGCAAATTGCAGATCAGACATCATCTAATAAATCATTAAATGAACTTGAAAAACTAAAAACAAAAATTCATATAAATCTTAAGAATATAGAAAAAGATATTTCATTCTTTGAAGAAAATGTTTCTTGTCCTTCGTGCAATCAGACTATAGATTCAGAAACCAAGAAAACAGAAGTATCTAAAAGAAATGAAAAGAAAACTGAATACGAAAAAGCAATAGTTAGTTTGGATGGTAATATCAATAATGTATCTAATAGATTATCTGAAATTTCTAAAATAACTAAAGAAATACAAGATAGAAATTTGGAAATTGTACAGAAAAAGACATCTATTAAGAACGCTGAAAAGTATCTTTCGACACTCAATAAGGAGTTGTCAGATATGACGACTTCTACGAGTCATCTTGATTCACAGAAACAAAAGTTAAATCAGTATCAATCTTCTTTGTCTGTTTTTGAAAAGGAAAAGGAAGAGAATAAAGATGAACTTTTATATCACGAACATGCACATGTGCTATTAAAAGATTCAGGGGTTAAAGCAAAAATTATTAAGTACTATTTGCCATTTATGAATAAGTACATTAATAAATTTTTGTCATCTATGGACTTTTTTGCACAGTTTACCCTTGATGAAGATTTTAATGAAAAGATTAAAAGTAGGCATAGAGATGAGTTCAGTTATATGAATTTCAGCGAAGGTGAAAAGATGAGAATTGATCTGGCACTATTGTTGGCATGGAGAGAAATTGCCAGAACCAAGAATAGCGTAAATTGTAATATTTTGATTCTTGATGAAGTTTTTGATTCTTCTCTTGATGCCTTGGGTATGGATGAACTAATGAAGTTATTGAATGCAGTAAGTGATAAATCTAATATTTTTGTTATTAGTCATAAATCAGATCAATTAGTTGATAAGTTTCAACATGTTATTGGTTTTGAAAAGAAAAATAATTTCAGCAAACTCACATGAGCGACGAGATAAATCCAAAACCCGTTATAGAAAAGCACGATCAGTTTTATGTTGTTCGTGATGATTTGATTGAAGGCGGTTCTAAAACTAGATTTGTTCAGAATCTAATTAAAAATTCGCCCCAATCTGAGATGGTATATGGATCATCGCCAGCAACAGGATATGCTCAAATTGCATTGGCAAGAGTATGTCAGCATTTGAATAAGAAATGTATTCTTTTCATGGCAAGAAGAAAACCGGAGAATCTTCATCCTTACCAGTTGAAAGCAATGAATTATGGTGCTACAATACACGGAGTAGACAACGGTATGCTTAGTGTAACACAAAAGAGAGCAAGAGATTATGTTGCTTCAGACACCGACAATAGAAAACTATTTCCTATTGGATTTGATTGTCCTGAAGTAATATCTGAAATTTGCGAATTGGCAAAGACTCTACCGATTCAACCAAAAGAAGTATGGACTGTTGGATCTAGTGGAACTCTTACTAGAGGGTTGCAGTTAGCATGGCCCGAAGCAGAATTTAATTGTGTTTCTGTTGGTCATAAAATGGGACAGAGGGAACTGGGTAGAGCAAAAATGTACAAGTGTGACATTCCTTTCTTCGATGCAGTCGATCCTGCTGATGCTCCTCCCTTTCCCTCTGTTCCCACTTATGACGCAAAAGCATGGAAGTTCATAAAAGAACACGCATCCCCTGATGCTTTATTTTGGAATGTTGGTGCATGAAACATTTTTACGAAAGAAACGATTATCTTTTAAATCATAAAATTAATGTTTTCTTTGAAGACATTGTTTCTATGAATGACTCTGAATTCGAAGAGTGGGTAAAGGATATGCGTAAAGTTGTTCTTGAGGCATGGGATGCAACTAATTGTCCTCCTAGAACTGGTAAAAATGAAGATGATATTATCGAAGAGTTTAATAAACTCACCGGATATCCTGTACATACTTTTGAATTTGTAGATGAATTGACTGGCGAGAAAGATGTAATTATCAATAAATCTCGTTTAGGTGCGGAAGCAGATCAATGGTTTTCTAATATGTACAAAACTAGAATAAACTACAGCGAAAACGATACTGGTTATTCTATTTACGATTTATTTGCAAATGACAAGTATTTAACAAAAATGATAAAGGGTGCTCGACGGCATATTCGCCGTGACTCTCTTTATACTTTTGCTTGTTCTGCCATAAAAAACGATAGCAAATACGCTATTGTTTCTGTTGGTAGTGGAGAAGAGTGGATGGAGGCATATTTCAACAATCCCTCCATTTTCAAAGATCATGATTTTATTTTAGATCAACATGACGATGAAGATGGTATGAATACGGGTTATTATCAAATAGAACAATCAAAAATACTTTCACTAACTAAACAGCAATTTTTGAATTGGAAACCCAAATTATCGTATCGGCACTATTCAACATTTGATACAGAGAATATTCCCGATGACAAGATTTTTAGAATTAGAGTATATGAAAAGGGATACAAAGTATTTCCCAAATGTTTTCCTAGTTTCAGAATAGGTTATATTCAACCCGCAGTTAATTTTCCTCCTTTAACGGCAAGGTATCTTTATGAAAAATTTACGGAATCTTTTTACACACAAAACCAAATTGTGGTTTATGACCCTTCTTCTGGCTGGGGCGGCCGCATTCTTGGTGCAATGTCTGTCAATGACAATAGAAATATTCACTATGTCGGGACTGATCCTAACTTGGATAATTTCCCTTCTCATGTTGGGAATGGCGGCATGTACGCTGATCTTGCTAATTTCTATAATACTAGAACTTATAGAGGAAACTCGTTCTTCTCAACCACCAATACTTACGAAATTTTTAAACATGGTTCGGAAACAATAAAGGATGATGTTGAATTTCAGAAGTATAAGGGATCGGTTGATTTGATCTTTACCTCTCCTCCGTATTTCAATAGAGAAGCATATTCGGAAAACGAAAATCAATCTTATAAGAAATTTTCCAGTTATGATTCTTGGAGAGATGGATTCCTTCGACCAACACTAGAAACCTGTGTTGAGTATTTGAGAAATAATAGATACCTTTTATGGAATATTGCCGATATTCAAATTTCTGGCAAATATCTAACATTAGAAAAAGATTCAAGAGACATATTAGAAAGTCTTGGAATGAAATATGTTCAAACATTAAAAATGGCAATGGAAGGTATGCCTGGGCAGAATCGGTTAGACGAAGATGGCAAACCAAAATGTAAGAACTTTTGTAAAGTGAATGGAAATTATTTGAAATACGAACCAGTTTTTGTATACTATAAGCCATGAAATCGCAAACAGAAGAAATCTTTTACGGTAAGCAACCAAACTGGAAGCATTGGAAACCTGAAGATTTTAAAGACGAAGATCGTGTATATTGGTCTATTGCTTTGGCATTAAATTGGTACAATACCAAGTTTACCGATAGAGATTATAAAAATAGTGTAATAGAATACATGAAGAAATTTAAAATCGAAGGATTGGAATATGTTTCGAAAGTTCCAACCGATGATTTTACTTTTAGAGGCATTGGTGGTAGATGCGAAACTGCCTTATCTCATTGTATTTTGCCTGTAAAAGTACAGACAAATATTGATCAAGGAATTGCTACTCTTATTAAAAATGGCAAAAGCATTCAGGATACAAATGTACCAGTAGTGCCTGTTCGGGAACGAGTACGGCAACAATCATATGAACTTGGTGCATATTTAGAGCAAAAGATCGATGAATACGAATCTTATATTCGCGGCAAAATGCCAAATTATAAGACATTTGATATTGAATCGTGGTTGACAGAAATCGCACCAAGTGCAATGCATTGCGAATTCTTACTTGAATGCTTTAAGCGGGGGTTGAGTGAATTTGCCTTGGTTGTAGAAGGCAAAGACGCTCAATTGAAAGAAGCATATTCCTTTCTTAGCAAGAAGCAAGTACAAAAGATGCATGATTTCTATAAGTCAATATGTGATCATTTGACAGTCAGAATCACAATAGCAAAGAGCAATAGAAAACCAAGAAAGAAGAGAAAGAAGAAGCCTGAACAGGTAATCAAGAAACTTAAGTATCTAACCAAAGATACTTCAAGTGGAATTGAATCTATATTGCCTGAATCTATTGTTGGTTGTTCTACTCTTATTACTTTCAATGTAAAAACCGGCAAGGCTTGCATTTTTAAGTCGGATGAAACTGGGCCGGGAATTAGTGTCAAGGGGTCAACTCTTATTGGATTTTCTTCTGAATCTGTCGAGAAGAAGATGAAAAAACCAATTGAATTTATGACTAAGGCAAAAACTGAGGGAATTCGTAGTATAAATAATTACTGGAAGACACAGAAGACCAAAGATTCTAGTCCTACTGGTAGAATTAATACACATACTCTTTTGCTCAGAACGCTAAAATGAACAAAACAGATAATTTAAAATTCTTAGGAGTTTATAAAAAATACGATCCTAATGGCAAAATCATCAAGTATACTATTGGTGATACTGTCGATTTTGATGGCACTTATTATGCTGCAACAAAGACTATTATAGGATTAAATCCGCTATCAAAAGATAGCGGATGGGAACGAATAGGTGATATTAATCCTAATAGATTTTTTAATCAAACTGATGAACCTATTACTGAAACTATCGGAGATCGATGGTATAATCCCGACACAGGCATAACTTATACATTAATCCGGGATACAAATGGTCTACATTGGGTAGAATTATAATTGACTTTACTTTTTACATTGGTATACTTGGTGTATGATTCTTTTAGATAACAACCAAATAATTTTAGCGAATCTTTTTCATAGCGTAAAAGACAATTCAACCATAAGCGAAGATTTGCTTCGGCACATGGTTTTGAATTCGTATCGCCTTCTCAGAAAGCATTTCAAAGACCAATATGGCGAATTGGTGATTTGCCATGATTCTTCTAATTCTTGGAGAAAGCAATATTTTCCAAATTACAAGGCAAATAGAGCAAAGGCTCACCAAAAGTCTGAATTTGATTGGGATCAAATTTATCAGATCTTAAATAAAATCCGCGATGAAATTCGTGATGTTTTTCCATACAAGAATGTAAAGATAGATTCTGCCGAAGCAGATGATATTATTGCCGTTCTTGCAAGAAAATACCACGACCAAGAAAAGATTTTGATTATCTCAAACGATAAGGATTTTCAGCAATTGCAGAGATATCCTAATGTTTTTCAATATAGCACATTTAAGAAACAACTTTTGGTTTGTGATAATCCTTACGACTTTCTGATGGAGCATATTTTGCGCGGCGATTCCGGGGATGGTGTGCCGAATATTCTATCCGACGATGATGTGTTTGTTGTTGATGATAAGCGACAAAACAGATTGACGCAAAAAGTTATTACCGAAATCAAGGAAAATATCAATACTATTTCTAATTCTCCTCATTATAGAAACTGGGATAGAAACAAAACTCTTATTGATTTTGATATGATTCCTGAGCAATTAGAGACTAATATTATTAGTGAATTTAATAAAAATTCGTCAGTAACAGATAGGTCAAAGGTTCTTCCCTATATGATTACTAATAGATTAAAGAACTTAATAGAAATTATAGAGGAATTTTGATGTGAAACGAGATTTTCATGAAAAAGACAACAGAGATAGCAATCCCAGGCGGGATCGCGGATTTGTTGAAAGACAAAAGAAGTCAAAAAAGAATCAAATGAAAAATGATTTGAGAAATATAGTTGACAATCTCAACACGAACAACTATAATGACTTGGATATTGATGATGAAGATCAATGGAGTGAATAATATGACTACTATGACAAAAAACGAAATCACGCTAAGCAAGACTACGCTATCTGTTTTAAAGAATTTTTCTACGCTCAATTCTAACATATTGGTAAAACCCGGTAATGTTCTTCGAACTATTACGCCTTCCAAAAATGGTATGGCGGAAGCAACTGTAGAGGAGACATTTGATGTTGAATTTGGTATTTGGGATCTTAGTAAGTTTCTTGGCGTTGTCAGTCTTTTTTCGACGCCAAAGTTTGAGTTTGGAGAAAAGTCGGTTGTTATACATGGCGGTAATGGTTCTCGTGTTACTTATTTTTACTCAGAACCAAGACTGCTGACAACGCCAACCAAGAATGTAAATATGCCAAGTGTTTCTCTTTCGGTTGATATTACCGAAAAGATCTTTGCAGAATTACAGAAAGCATCTTCTGTTCTTCAATTGCCTGATTTGTCATTTGTTAACGAAAATGATCGAATCATGGCAGTAGTATCAGATTTGCAAGATCCGACCACCAACAACTATAAGGTTGATGTTGGTGCAAATAAATCCAATTCTGAATTCAGTTTGAATTTCAAGATGGAAAACATTAAGATTCTTCCCGGTGATTACACTATTGAATTTTCTAAGAATGTTGTTGGTCAGTTTACAAATGAGACACTAGATCTCAAGTATTGGTTTGCGATGGAGACTAATTCTAAGTTCAATTAATATGCAACATAAGCAAAATGAATTTCTGTGGGTGGAGAAATACCGCCCACAGACAATACAAGATTGTATTTTGCCCGTGTCCTTGAAGAAATCTTTCGAGGACATGGTTGCTAAAGGAGAACCACAAAATCTTCTTTTAGCAGGTTCGGCAGGTACAGGAAAGACGACCGTAGCAAGGGCATTATGTAATGATATTGGTGTAGATCATATCATTATTAACTGCTCCGAGAATGGTAATATTGATACATTGAGAACCGATATTCGACAGTTTGCAAGCACGGTATCTCTTTCTGAATCCAAAAAGACGGTAATTCTAGACGAGTTTGATTATAGTAATGCTCAAAGCATTCAACCCGCACTACGCGGAGCAATTGAAGAGTTTTCCAACAATTGTCGTTTCATTATTACCTGTAATTATAAGAATCGAATTATCCAACCAATTCATTCCAGATGTACTTGTATTGACTTTGCAATTAGCTCAACAGACAAACCGGAGATTGCAAAGCAACTGCTTGGTCGTTGTGAATATATTTTAGATAATGAGAAGGTCAAATATGACAAAAAGGCATTATCTCAATTAATCATCAAGCATTTTCCTGACTTTAGGCGTATTATTAATGAATTGCAGAGATATTCGGCATCAGGTATTATTGATGCCGGAATTCTAGCAAACCTCAAAGACATAGAAATAAAGACCCTTGTATCTTCAATGAAGATTAAAGACTTCTCAGGTGTTCGAAAGTGGGTAGTTAACAACTTGGACAATTCACAGACAGAACTGTTCAGGAAGATCTACGATTGTCTATACGACACTCTAGTTCCTTCTAGCGTTCCTGAAGCGGTTCTAGTGCTTGCAGAGTACCAATACAAGTCTGGGTTCGTTGCAGATCAAGAGATCAATACTGTAGCGTGTTTGGTCGAATTGATGATGCGTTGTGAGTTTAAATAATGGAACTAAAAGATTTTCTAAATTCTATCAACCAAAATAAGAAAAATCTTATGGAGGATATTCAATGCGAAAAGGAATATCTCCCGTATATTACCAATAGATGCCTATCTTATTTCATTGATACTATTTTTTATGTAAATCAAATGAATCAAATGCCTTATTTGGACAAGAGATTGCAGTACGATTATTTGCGTATCAAAGTTGCAAAAAAGAACCGTTTTAGTAAGTGGCATAAACCCGAAGAAGATAATACCATAGATTGCATCAAAGAGTATTATGGTTATTCTACTCAAAAGGCTAAAGATGTTCTTAGATTGCTACCGCCCGAACAAATCGATCATATTAAACAATCCCTGAATAAAGGCGGCGCAAAAAAGGGAAAATCATAAATATTATCACACAATGGGGTAATAATTATGACTGATGATATTTTTTCGAGTTTGGGCGTAGAAATCAATTTAAAAAATAAAGAAGACTTTTTAAAAGTTAAAGAGACATTAACAAGATTGGGAGTTTCTTCCAAAAAGGAAAAGAAACTATACCAATCTTGTCATATTTTACATAAACGAGGTAGATATGCCATAATGCATTTTAAAGAAATGTTTATTATGGATGGTCTTGAGAGCGATATAACTCTTGAAGACATACAAAGAAGAAACACTATAGTTCAATTGTTAACTGATTGGGGATTGATACAACCAATCGATCCCGAAAAGTATAAGGACAAATTAAGTTTAGCCAGAATTAAAATTTTAGCATTTAAAGACAAAAACGACTGGGAACTCGTACCTAAATACCATATAGGAAAGTGAATTTAAGGATTTTTATATTATGAAAAAAATACAAGCTATTGGTGCTCCGTTTCCGATTGAATATTCTTCCTGTTCAAATCTAAAACCAAAAACATTTGAATGGACTACAGACGATTGTGATATTAAAGTCTTCATAGACAAAGCAATTGCGTCTGGAGTTGCCTATAATAAAAAACCAAATGAGAAGAAGATAGCATGGGTATGCGAATCCCGTGCTATTTTTCATGCATGGATGTTTCCCGAAGATATCTGGGAGAAGAATATTGAGAGGTTAATAAACTCATATGATACAATTTTTGTATCAGACCGTAGATGGTGCAAGTATTCACCAAACATAAAATTTGCATTTGCAGGAAGTAATGCTCCTTGGGTAAAGGAACATAAAATTCACGCAAAGAGCAAAATGACATCTATGATTGCTTCTCCTAAGATAATAACATTTGGACATAAACTTAGACATGCCATTGCATCGAAGCATTCAGACACAATTGATGTCTACGGCGGTGCAAATGGTTCCAAGCGGTTCGGTGCGGGCGTTTGGCCTGATAAATCTGAAGCAATGAATGATTATATGTTTTCGGTGACTATAGAAAATGATAGTTATGAAACATATTTTACTGAAAAAATAACGGATTGTTTTGCTACAGGAACTATTCCTATTTATTGGGGTGCTCCTGATATTGGTAATTATTTCAATAAGGAAGGAATAATTGAACTTACTAAAGATTTTGATTTTTCTTCCTTGACATCTGAACTCTATAAGAGTAAACTTCCGGCAATAATTGATAATCTAGAAAGGGTAAAGAATATGGAATTGGCCGATGATATTCTTTTTAAACTAATATGAAAACAGAATTAATTTCCTTTTATTGTGATGTTGGCGATTACACATACTACAGCGATCACGCATTTAGAATAAAAGAAGAATGCTTTAGATTAAATCTTCCACATGATTTTAGAAAAGTAAGAACCGAAAATGATTATAGATTAAATTGTCTTCGTAAACCCAAATACATTCTAAGTATGTTGGAAGAAAAGAAAAAACCAATAGTCTGGATTGATATCGATAGTCAAATTCATAGAGATCTTACTGGTTTTGACCGTATATTAGAACATGAAGCAGATTTAGGTTTTGCTTATTTTGTGACCGATCCTTCGCAAATAAATGTTTTACAACCAAAAGCATCTCCCATATTCTGCAATTATAATCAAAAGGTAATTGATTTTTTGAAATTATGGATTAACAAATGTCAAGAAGCAGTTGTCAGTAATCAAAAACTTTTTGATCATGAGATATTATTATTTAAGGTCTTACCGTTTGTTGCAAATCAATTGAAGATTGGTTGTTTACCGATGAATTATTGTGTTTGGCCTGGTAAATGTCCAGAGGGAATGGAACCATACATAACTATGGGTATAGCAGATCATAAGTCTAAAGAAGAAAATCTTAAAGAATTTGCTAATGTTGGTATGAGTGAGAGCGAAATTAAATTAAATTTAAATAGGATATAAATTATGAAAGCAATTGTACAAAATGGTGATTATTTTTGTGACGAAATTAATTTAGATTTTCCTTGTGAGATTCATATTACTCGATTTGGCCTAACGCATGTGTCCGGAACTCCGCCACGTATTCGAGAAAGAAAAGAAGATAAACGACAAGATACAATTGATTTTCAAAATAAAGACGCATATAAAGTTTTTATTTGTTCCAATGAACCTGCATCTTCTAAATCCAGAGAATTAAATGATGTTATTATTGATAATGCTCATCAATATGATTTAATTTTAGCATCACATCCTGATATTATAGAAAATGTAGATAATGCTATATTTTTTCCATATGGAGGAACATGGTTAAATAAAAAATCAAATTCACATTTAGATTCTTTGGGTTCTTTTGATGCATCTATTTTGGATAAAATCAAAGAAAAAAAATTTGGTGTAACTTTTTTGACAACATGCTTACAACAAAAAGTAGGATACGAATTACGGAAAAAAATTTGGAATAATAAAGACAAAGTAAAAATTCCAAATAAATTTTATTCCAGCAATAGACATCCAACTACATGGAAATTTTTGGATCCACACACACAGGAACTTATCCCGTTTTCCGATCCACCAACACTACATGATGGACACATAAAGGACGATGATAAATTATACCTTTTTGATCATCAATTTTCTATCGCAGTAGAAAATACAAAAGAAACTTCTTATTTTACAGAAAAAATAATTGATTGCTTATTAACAAAAACTGTTCCTATCTATTGGGGCGCCCCCGATATCGATGAGTTTTTTGATATTCGTGGAATGATTGTTGTTGAAAATTTTGATGATTTTATAGAAAAAATCAATAAAATTGATGAAACTACTTATGAATCAATGAAACCATACATTGAAAAGAATTATAAATTAGCTCAAGAGTTTGGAAAATCATTCTTTAGTAGAATAGAAAATATCGTAAAGACGGAACACAAATTCCACATGGAAAAGGAAGACATTCTTTGGTCTATTTGCATATTAACTGTAGATGGAAGAGAAGATAAATTGAATCGTCTTATAGAAATTCTAAATTCAACTATTCCTGTCAGTTATAAGCATAGAATAGAAATAATAGTAAATAAAGACAATAGAACAAAAACAGTAGGTCAAAAAAGAAACGAATGTTTAAATAAAGCAAAAGGTGAATATGTTTCTTTTATTGATGACGATGATGTAGTGTCTTTAACTTATATTCCAAAAATAGTAAGAAAATTAAATAGTGGAATGTATGATGGTATTGGATTCTGGGGAATGTATTATGTTGATAATAATGCAGCAATGTTGTTTAATCATGCAAATAAAAATAATGGTCATTTTAAAAATAATGGCAGACAATATAGACCACTTAATCATTTAAATCCGGTTAAAACGCATATTGCAAAACAAATTGGTTATCCAGAAAAGAACTTTGGTGAGGATTCTGACTATTGCGATAAATTATTAGCATCTGGATTGATTAGAAGTGAATATAATTTTGAAGAGATTATGTATCATTATCTCTGGTCACAAAAGGAAACATTAACTCAACAGGTTTAAAATGAAAAAAACATGTTTAATACAACAAGAAGCAGGAATTGGTGATATATTTTTTTGTCAAGGAATATGTAAACAATTTGAAAACAATGGTTATCAGATAATTTGGCCTGTAGCACGATCAATACTAGAATTGACAAAATATTTAAAAACAGGTCCTAATGTTACTTTTGTATGCACAGATGAAGATTTTGAGCATAAAGATATATTTAAATTGCTTTATGAAAGAAAACAAATTACAGTAGTTAAAAAAGATGAAGAAACCGTATTATTTTTGCCTTTGGGGTATTCTTCTCATATGATTGAACCATTTACTCGTCAAGTTATGCAAGCAAAATATAAAATATGTTCATTAAATTATCTTGCTTGGAAACATTCATTTAATTTTAATAGAAATAGCGAAAAAGAAAATGAATTATTTTATGATGTTTTGGGATTAAAAGATGGCGAGGAGTATTGTCTTGTTAACGAACAATATGTTACTCCTCCAGATATTCATAGAAAAAATTTATCTAGGTTTTACTCTACTTTTAATGACACTAAATTTATTCATATGAAAATATACGACGGATTTAGTTTGTTTGATTGGTGTAAAGTATTTGA